TTATCCGCTGTGGGGGCTGTAGTAAGTGTCGTAGTCATGAGTCCTTCAGGTCCGTGTTTCTCGCCTCCTGGATCTCCTTGATCGTGGCTTAAATTAGTATATCTATTTCTGTCTGCAGATATCGCTTTCTTGCTGACTTTAACACCACCCCTCTTAATTACCTTCGCTGATACCCCACCTGCCTGATCTGGTGGAACTTTTGGACTGAATAATTTTTTACCAACCCAGCTTGCTACGGCACCAAATGGGTTTTTTCTTATAACACTAGTAGCAATTCCCACATTAGAAGCGGATACTTTTTTATTTCCACCACCTGGATGATGTGAGGATGTTGTTGGAGTCCGTGTATACGTTTGACCACCTTCACCTGTAGCTGTATGACTTGAATAATCTCTATTGTCCCCAGATCCACTAACATTGCCTCCGCCGTAACTAGCATCTGATGTGCCCCTATCGGCATCTCCCCATCCATTTAAACTCATTACTCCACCAGGTCCTTTATGTGGGCCATCTTTTAAATTGCCGTGAAGATCTAATTTTAACAAAGCTTTTTTTTCCGCTGGAGTAATATAAGCTAGTTCATTTGTTTTCCATTTTTTAGGAACAGTAACTAATTTTGATTGTTTCATTTTTTCCTCATTGCTTTAGTTCTTTTATTTTCGGCTGCTTTTTTCATTCTTTCTACTTGAAGTTTTGCACCAGCGATATCTCGAGTTAGATCCATTTTTTCTCTAGCGAGTACTGCTGTTTGATCAATTTTTTCATCTGCAATTCTAATTCTTTCTTTTGCTTGGTCTTCATCCTCTTCTAATTTCATTTTATCAATATCTGTTTTTTCTTCAAACTGAGAATCTTTCATTTCCATGTCTTCGAAACTTTCTTTTGCTTTTCTTTGCATATCCATTGCTTTTAAATCTAATTCTCTTTCTTTTAAAGCAACCAATGGATCTTTTTGTTTACCCATTTGTTCTTTTTGAACTAATTCTGCTGTAAGTTCTGCACATCGTTGTGCAATCATTCCAGCAACTTTAATTTCTGCTCCTTCAGGATCTTCAGCCAACATTTGTTGCATTTCAGGACTATTTTGAATCATAGCTCCTACTTCTCCTTGAGCCTGCAAACTTACATGTTCTGAAACGTGTCCTTGAAGTAAAGCATACACCATTGGGTTAACTTGTACCATTCTAGTAGCCATAAATGTGGTATGCGATGCTATATGAGCTTGATGATCTTGTTCTGGAAACGCTTTGGGAAGTTTCATCTGTAATGCTTCCATATTTTCAATCGCTGGATCCTTAGGAACAATCGGAGGTTCCGGTTTTAAAACTTTATCGATGTCTCGTGTGCCGAGAGCGTCATAAACGCGTCTGTAAGCTTCCCGAAGGTTGTGCATATTGGGATTAGACATCGCAATTTTCAAATTTTCGCTGGCTAAAGTTACTCTTTGACTTAAACTGTAAATATTAGGGTCTGCAACTGGAATCACGTCTACTCGACCATCAAAATCTTTTGATTTGACCATTCGATCCGCTCCATAAACCGCATAGGGATAAATAGGTGGTAAAAAGGTGGCAAAAACTTTTGAAATAAGTCTAAATTCGTTACGCATTGCGTAATAACAACGCTTGTGAATAGCAGTCATGACTCTCGAACCACGCTCTAAGAGCGCAACCGTCGTTCCAACCGCTCTATTTTGAACATCGGTACCTGTCGCCATGTCCGTGATCGATGCAAATCGTTGTCCCGCTGTTACAACGAAGCCCATTAAGTTAAATAGTGTTACGGAAGGTTCTTTAAACGGTAACATTTGGAATTGATCTTTAATATTACCTCCAGGAGCGTCTACATCTCTAAATTCTCCCGGTTGAAAAGGTTGATCATCATCTCTAATTCGAATTCCTCGAGATTTAAAACCCGCTGGTAAATTACTAAGGGTTCCAGCGTCTAAAAGTTGTCTTAAAGCCGTTGTTGCAGTCCTAGATAATCCACCAATCATGTGAATTAAGCCAAAACCATAAAAACCTAAGCCTGGTAAAAATTTGTAATGAATAAAATATTCTTTTCGTCTGTGAGTAGGGTCATCAGATTCATAATTACGATAAATGGATAATATTTCACTTGAGCCTTCGTCGATCGTTACAATATAAGGAATTTTAACTTCTTTCGGTGGGTTTTCCATTGTGAATTCTTCAATATTCAAATCCACATGCATTTCTAAAATATTAAAATTGGTTTGACGATCTGCTGTTGGAACAATTCCTTCCAGTTGTTCATATTTTTTCTTAATATCGCTTTGTCCTGTGTTTACAGGTTTTAATTCTAGGTCTCGATAAAAACCTGTTTTTTGTTTTTTAAGAACCTCGTTTTCACTCATTGAAATTTTATGAGTAATACGTTCACAGTCCATTAAATCGGTTGCATAGTAAGGAACGACTAAATCTTCCGCAGGAACGAATTTAGAAACTGCCCGTTCCATAATAGCATCATAATAAACTTTTTTAAAAGCTGATCCAGCTAGGGGAAGGTAGAATAAAAGCTGATCCATTTCTGGAGTATATTCTTCCATTTTCTCCATAAGCATATAGTTCATGAAATCTTGAACCCGATCCGCTTGTTGCTGTTTTTCTTGATCCTCGTCTCCAAGTACTTTACAACGAACGGGTCCGTCGGAAGGAAGAAGTTCTTTATACGCTTGTGCTTGAAATTGTGTAACGGCTTCTGCTAATAAAGGGTGGGTAACATTAGAGGCTCCTCGAAAGGGACGGGTCATCTCTGTGTGCTTAAATCCTAAAAGATCTAAACCTTGAGTATAACCCGTTTCCCAATCTTTTCTTGAAATTTTATCTCTTCGGTATTCGTCAACTAATTTTGACGCCATCCGTTGAAGAACGCGTTCGTCTAGATCCTCGGCCAAATTAGCGCGGAACTCCTCTTCAGGAGTGCCTTCTTCAGACGCTTCATTGACAGCTTCTTCACTAGGTCTTTCAACTTCGACCGCAACTTGTTCCTCAGTCGCTGGACCTTCTTCTTCCAGAACTTGATTCTGTTTTTCAACATCAGCCATGTTTTACTACTTAGTAAGTTCTAAATTTTACTTTGCCGTTTAGTCTAGTATTGATAGCTCCGCCACCGCTATAACTTTTAGCGCCTACTGAACCACCTTTATTCCAAAATTTGTACCAACACGATTTCTTTTCTGGTTTTTTAAAGTGTTTAGGTTTGTAAACGCTTTCCATTCCTTTACCATCTCCAGTAAGTGGATCGTCAAGGAATCTGTCAAGATGAGGCTTTCCCTCTCTTTTACTCATAACGGCTGCGTTATTTTTTGTAATCCAATCGGATTTTTGCTTTTCGCCTAACATCTTAGCTCCAGCATACGCTGTTAAACCAGCTAAGATAGCTTTTTTTAGTTTTTTCTTTGCCATGATATATATATCTCCTTAATTGTTATTATATTACCACTTAAACATATTAACTACTAGACCACCTTCTTTTTTATAAAGCTTGAAAGGCTGTTCTAGCATTTGAGGGGTAATTTTCAAGCCGAATGCTTCATAGTAAAGACGAGGGTCCATAGCTTCCATTTTAACGACTATTTTATCCGTGCCTACTACATACTGTAAGGCCTCTTCTTTTGTTTTAAAAGCCATTTCATGTTCGCTAGGAGCTCTGGTATATTTTAAAGCCTTGGCTGCTGAATCTCTGCTAAAGTCATGCTTCGTAATAATCTTAAAAGGTAAGTTGGGATCGGATTTAGCCACTTTAATTGGTTGAGCTATTGAATCATACTGAAACGCTAGTTTTTTCATTCGTTCGGGCAATACTGCTGTCATATTGGGATTAGTCAGAATAGCCTTGTCTTGCATCTCGGACCATGCCTTAACTCCTCTCATTCCTCCTTTACCTGTCGCAGTTCCATAAAATTCCCAATCTCCTAGTTTGCCTACAGCACCCCTAGCTAAATTCTCTGCTCTCTTTAAAGCATGAACTCTTTCTACAGGATTAATCGCAAACCATTTCATTCCATCCTCTGCGGCTGTTTTAGCCATATGTTTAACAAGGTGATCTCCCCATATCCCTCTTTCCATGAAAGGTAAAAAAGGAACATTAACCTTGTCTAGTTCGCCCATTTTAGTTGACAGATTAGAAGCATTTAAAGTCCTTTTCTTTATTTCATCAAATTGTTGAGCCAATTTCCTAAATTCTATTTGTTCACCAACAGAGGGTCTAGCGTTCCTAGAAATTACTTTCATTTGTTCTAATAATTGGTTTAGTTTATAATTAGCCTGAGCATATTCTTGCTCCCTATTAAAAGGATTAATTCTAACAATCTTTGTTCCTCGACCTATTTCTTTCCAAGTCGCTTGATGAATGTCTGCTTGACCTTCGTGAAGAACATAAGCTTTACCCTGATTTCCATCGACTGCACGTCTACCATAACGCGCATGATAAATCTGATTAAGAACTTTTTTTCCCTGATCGTAGTGAGCGATGGCGTCCCTAGTACCTACTGTCGCTCCAGGTTCAACATTTCTTCCGTAAGGCATCGTTCTTGGGTAATAAACCACATCTTCAATATATTTTTCATCGCCCAACATTTTATAAGTGTCATGGTCTCCATAACGTGGAGATTGATCCATTGTTTTTTCTCGACCCATTTTTCTTAAAAGGTTAGTGTGATGACCTTTAAATTCTCTTAATTTATTAACGTCTAAATAAATCTTATGGTCTTCTGCCAAGCCTTTGGCTAGCTTTTCTAAACTTTTTATTTTATCTGAGTAATGTTCAACCGCCATGACCATACTTCCTATCGTAGCGTTCTTATTATACATATAATGATTTACGTCATTCGTTACTGCTCTAAGTTCACCCCTGATTCCATATAAGTCTTCTCCGTAGCTAATCAGCTTATTTCCAGCTCTTACCGATTCAACGGTACCTTTGTAACTGTTAACAGTTGCTTCCGCATCCTTAACAAATCTAGTTAGATCGTTAGATAAAATCCGAGATTCTTCCATTATCGGAGTCACAAACTCAAAACGTTTTACCCGTAAATTCACCGCAGGAGAATTATTAATCATTTTAAGAAGATCTAGTTTACTAACCTTGAGTCCAGACTCTTGGGCCGTTTTTAAAAACCCTCCTATTATTTTTTCTTCTCCTCCTGCTTCTTTTATTATTTTATCCCTAGCCTTGTTAAACTCGGTTTTGAGACTTCTATACTCGGCTTGGGTTGGGGTTCCTCTTTGCTTAATTGCTTCAAGTTTTAATTTGTTTGCGTTGGCAAGTTTCGCGATTTGGCTGTTGACTGCACTTTTATGAGCGAGGTCAAATTGAAGAATATTAGCATCCTCGATTTCGGCCTTGCTGATATTCATTCTGACTTTTTGAAATCCTGCTTGATTACTTCTAAAACTTCCTAAACGATTAAAATTAGAAAGTTCATTAATCCAGACCTTGGCATCCAGTGGTGCGTAAGAAGGATGCTGAGCAATAAAATCATATAAGGAGGAGCCGAATCGACCTTGATCCGAACCCTGTGTTAAAGGAGCAGCTTTAGCTTTAGTTGCAACCAAATCCATCTGCCCCTTAATATCGGCAAAGTTTCTTTGGGGGTGAGACTGAACAATTAATTCTTTAGCTTGAGCCGTGGGCGTTTTAGCGATCTTAGTAACCTCTGTTACTTTATCAACGACCTGGGGCGGGGTCCGTGTTGCGGGAGGCGGTGGTGTTTTTGTTTTTGCAATCTTTTCTAGAATCTTGAGACCGGGTATTCTTTTTCTGGCCAAATAAGCAAGAGCCCCGATTCCCGCTCCAGTGATCGCGAGTCCAGGAATTGCCGATGGTTTTTCGTAAGGTTCGTATTTGTCTGCCATTATAATAAATCCTTATCTACATTTTTTCCAATAACCACT